TAGGTATGGCTTGGTATTCTCTGTCTATTAAAGACTTAGAGACTTCGGGTTGCTTCTCGGAAGCTACTCCTGATTCTTGCTCGTGAAATCCACAGCTAAAGCAATACCCATGTGCGTCATCATATCTTGCAAGAGCGTCTGAGGATTTACATTTCGGGCATGGTTCATGTCCGATAAAGTTACTGTCTGAATCAAGACGTGAGTTATTGGTGTTGTTGTTGTCCATCGTTTTGTTTCTATTGATGCTATGATTCTCTTATCGTCCTCGATTACCCCGTGCGTTTGAAGCGCATCCCATAGAGCCTTGTTGAAATTATCAAGGTCAGGGTTAGGGTAGTCGAGTTTCGTAGTCTTCGGTCGTTGCACTTCAAAGATTTGTGCAATGAGTAGAGAACTATTAAGAGGTAAAATACCTTCAGCCTTTGCTTCCTTGATAGCCTGCCTTATAGGTACATGGATATTCTTTCGATACTCCGTGTATTTCTTCCCATAATAAACTCCAAAATTAGTGACTCTTGGTCTGCTAGCAGGCACAGGGTTTTGTTCAAGCTGAAGGTATAACATTAGAAGTTGAAGCTATCGCCTCCTTCTACTTTAGTGAATCCCTCAGTACTTGCAGGTACTGTGGTCACCGCTGTTCCTTCTACCACCTCGAAGTCATCAGCCGTAGCTTCGTTGCCGTAGTAGTTAGCATCGATAATCTGAGCTGATACAATCTCAAACGTCACACCAACTTTAGGTGCGCCGTAAGGTTTCATAAGCACAGACAATCTCATCTTAGTTCCCTTGCCGATAGTACCTTCAGGTGTGAATGGATTACCGTCCGCACCGAACAACACAGGTGGTTTGTTATCCCACGTTGAGCCATCCTTTCTAGTACGAGTGACCTTACGCTTACACTTAATGACGAGCTGACCCGTTGGGTTTCCTTCTTCATCGGTGTGTTCCTTAATTGGAATAGGGTTCGTTGGCTTGGTTGCACCGAAGTGCGAGCGAGTCTCTTCGTAGAATTTCTTAACTGAATCCGCAAAGGATTTAGCATCGTCTTTCTCTACAATCAAATCGACATACCACTGAGGGTCGAACTTGGTATCGGGGTTATCGGGGTTGATGGCACACCATGAAGACATACCAATTGGAGTTACAATTTTTTGGGGTTTAACCATGTTACTATTATTTTCCTGCCTGTTTCTAATGAAAGAAGTATAAGGACTTATTTAGTTTAGTGATGTCTAACATTCCTGTTGAAGGGAAAGCTAAACGTTTGTTATGGTCATCAGGATATGATTGCCTGATGTCCTTGTCAAATGAAATCAGAAGATTCTTTTGAAATGTATCAATCGCTACATCTCGCAACCCCTCAGCTAGGGCAGGCGCATCGCAAGCGTGTGTCGCAAACGAGTCATGCACCATAGCTAAGGAGGTAATACCTTTTGATTCCATAAGATTAGTTGTCGTGAGCATGATACTCGCGTCAAGTGAGTGGATGTAGTTAGGCACGATAGCCTTGAAGTTATTCCGCTTCGATAAGTTATCGAGTGGGTCACGGAAGTATGCTTCCTTCCTTATCTTCGAGCCTATCGCTGTGACTACACGCCGTCTGATTGTCTGCTTGTATCCTTGATACACTTTCAATCCTATCGGTGTCATCCACGACACCTCGTTGTTAGCTGTGATGGCAGGTCTTATCTTTCCTTTCACCCATGCCATCAGCTCCATTGCTCTTGGCATCATCTCGTTAATAACCTCCCATGTTTCAGAGGCTAGTCGTGCGCTGTAGTCACGCAACCTACCACCAAACTGTAGGTCTTCACCCTCAAGGTGACGTTGGTATAGAGTCTCTTGAAACAGTAAGCAAATCGTGTAGTAACTTGCACCGTAAGGTACGCTCATCACCACCTTCTTCATCAACGCTCTGTCTATACCATACCTTAACAATCGTAAGTTATGTTTATCGGGGTTAGCCTTCAGCCGTAGCGTCACCACATCAGCTACGTCTTGGTAGATGTCGGCAGGTGTACGTTGTGGTACACAGTTAGTTGCGCTACCTATCTGTTCATCTCTTAACAAGAGCGACATAATTTGTAGCCCGTTGTTACTTCCGTCCATCGCACAAGGTATGTGTGATGAGAAGTTAGGATTCTCTAGCCACTCAGCAAACTCAAAGCACCACGCTAAGAATTGGAAAGGCTTGTCTGCCTCAGCCCAATGCAGTTGGTTCATCGGGTCAGATGCGCTCGACTTACATAGCAGTTGCATCGCTAGTATCTTCTCGACTCTCTTACCTAGCGTACCTTTGATACCAAACAGGTTCGCACCGTGTATAAGAAACCATTTGCTACCGTCATCCTTAAAGGGTTTACCCTCAGCGAAGTGCATCAATCCCTTAGCGATGTCATCACCTTGTGGGTTGAATACCTTTGGTATCGGGTACGCCCTGCCCCTGAAGTCTAAGCTGTGAGGAAAGTATATTGAATCTTCCCCTGAAAATTTCTCTGCTATTTTTAGACACTCGTTCAGCCTGAACCTGCGCCCCACGTTCAAGTTGTTAGTTGCCCTCACTCGCTGTACATCTCGGAAGTGCCGTCGCTTCTCGTTAGTCGTGCAGTCGGGGTTGTACTTAGGTTCATCTAGGAAGTTGCAATTAGGTAGCCCTGCTATCGTAGCTTCTGATTCCCATAGTTCCTTCATCACCTTGAGTAGCTTAGTGTTCACCTTCCACGGCGTAGCCTGTAGTGTGTTCACCGCATCGAACACGGCAGGGCAGTCATCGTAGGTTAGGTTCTCATAGTGGTTACCTTCCTTCGAGTTAATGAATCCCTTAGTCTGAAACTCATGTAGCTTGTAGCCACCTGTGTAGTTGTCCACCCAAGATTCAGGTGGTTCAATCATAGGCTCATACATTACACCACGCAGTCCATCTTGTCTATAGCTTTCCTCTAGCCATTCCTTCATGTCAGGTGTTGGTGCTACCAAGCCAATGCGCTTACCGTTCATCACCTTGTGGTATAACATTATCATACCTGTATGTTTCTCCATCAGCATGAGTGCCGTCATACCTATAGCGATTAAGTCTTTCCTATCCCACCACTTGTTGATGATGCCTGCCCTGCGCATCTCTTTAAGAATCTCCTGCTCTTTAGCTTGCCAATTCTTATCCCTATTCTCTATCATTTTAGTTTGGAAGATACCACGATGTTCTTCCTTAAACTTTTGCAGTTGATACTCTAACTGTATCGCTCTGCCTATAGCACCTGCGAGTGCCGTGCGCTTACGCTTACGACTAATACCATCGAGTACCGCCCTTGCTATCACCGTCGCTGTAAGCTCAGGCGTAAGCAGTCTGAAGAAAGGCTTAACTTTCTTGCCTACCCCTGCACCCTCACCGTCAAGCCAATCAATGATACCTAAAGATAGAGGTACGATTGCTCTTGATAGCGCGATGCTACCTGTTGCAGTCGTAGTCTCTTGCTCTTTAGCTACACGTTTAGCGTTGCGCTTCGTGCGTCGAGAAGCACCCGTGATGAGTGCTTCCCGTTCTTGTTCAGTTTGCTTAGACATTTTCTTCAGGCTCGCAAGCTGAGAGTATCGTACCTAAGTCAAACTTATTAGCCAACATATCCTCCATCAATTCACGGTTCTCACCTATGAGTTGGCGGAGTTCTACAGGTAGCTGATAGAATTGTTCAATAAAGATAGCGTATCTTTTCCCTAGAAAATCCTTTAGGAGTTGTTCGTTTTTCACGATACTTCCTCCCGTGATGTGTTCCAAACATGAGCAATCTCTGTGCGCATCATACGTCCTAACGTCGATAGCTGTACTAGCTTGCGACGCTTATCCGCAGGGTCGATGACACATTGAATTAAACCCGCACACTCACCGCCTCGTGGGTGGTCGTTGTCTGAGCCGAGTAATCGTAAATATCGAATTATACTTCCGTGCGAAACTCCCACCAAATCCATCAGCTCTTTAACAAGTAAAGGGTTAGGGTCGTGTTGCATAACGTGCAGTAGTAGCGAGACACCTTGAGTCTCCAAGTCTCCACCTGCATACCGACGTATGATGTCGAAGGTCTTAGTTAGATTCTGCATCATTACTTAATCCCCACTTCATCTAAGCAGATGACAAGTTGTTCCGTATCAATACCGTAATCTTCTAGTCTGTTTGATACATCGCTCCATTCCTCGTCTGTTAGAGGACGGTCAAGGTGGTTCTCAATGTCATCACGACTCCACCAATTTATACAACAGATGTTGTTAGGGTTGGATAATATAGCCTGTGCATCTGCAATGTTCTGTGCGATTACCACCATTACTCTGCCCCCATGAGTGCAACCACTCGGTCAGCGTAAGCCTTAGTGTGTTCACGGTTCATACCGTTCCACCCACCATGATGGATACGAGCAAGGCTATGCCAATCCTCGTTATGCCATGCGTCGGGTGCATACCGTAACATATAACACTTAATAATTGTGCGTCCAACAGACGGCACTACTAAGTCATCAAAGGTTACATCTAAATCCGCAAACTCCACAGAATCTTGGAAGTAAGCAGGGGTTATCTGCCACCGTCCACGCTCTGAGTGTGAGCCACGCGCATAGTCGTTGTTGTTAGTCTCCACCGTTGCAAGTGCATGATAGAAGTCAGCAAGCGTATGCTTGTGTGTTGAATTGTGAAAGCCTATCCATGCGAGTAAGCCTATTGCTATAGCTACTAAGAAGTAGCCTACTATTAGTTCTTGTTTCTGTTCCATTTTTAATCTCCTTGTTTAGAGTGTTTGAAAGGTATGGCAACCTTCGTTAGTTGTTGTTGTATCGAGCCGTCTGTCTTAGAGACAGCGACCCAATGTTTGAGACACAGATTATATGTGCCGTCCTTGCGGTCAGCAACAGCGATGTAATCTCCCTGTTGCCGACAGCGTTTCCATGAGCAGGTTACGATGCGTTCTCCATCTCTTGCAGGTAAGGCTCGCGTAAGTCCTCTATCAATTCGAGGGCTTTAACTAGACTTGCTAGGTTGCAGTTCATCACATCTTCATCAACTCCGTTCAGAGCCTCTTGGATAGCGAAGTGTATCCACTCTAGTTTTTCGTAGTCGTTCATGCTTGGTTCTCCTGTCGTGCTAAGACTCTATTGTATAGCTCGACGGGTGTTACCCCACAAAGCTCTACAATAGCGACATCGTTCGTGGTGTATTGCAATAGGCGAGCCATCACTATATCTTTCGGCATCGTATCCTCAGCCATCGCTGTGATAAACTCGCACCACATCTGTAGCAATGTGTCCTTGTCGATGTTAGCCTTGAAGTCTTGGAAGGTGTTAGTCATTACTTACCCTCCTTCGCTTCATCTTCTGCGATTAGCTTATCTAACGCTTCTTTAAGAGCCTTCTCTAGTTCGGCGTAACTCATTACTTGTACTCCGTGATGTTGCAATACTCTGCGATTTCTTCAGCGCATTCTTGTAGGGCATACCGAGCTGTCTCGTACTCCTCAACCATTTGCTCAAGGCTTTGGTCATCTACGGATATATCTAGTATGATGGTGGGTGAGCGGAAAGCTGTATCTCTGATACACTCAACTTCCCATGATGATAGTTCGCTATGAACCTTTTGTTTTGTTTCTAGGTTTGACATTTTAATCTCCTGTCTTGATGACGGTTAGAGTAAGAGAGTGTCACCTCTCGTGGTTTGTTTGTAGTATCTTAACAAGTCCTTAGGCTTTGTCAAGAAGAAAAGACATAAAAAGAATTACTAAATAGTTCTTGATTATCTTCAAGGCATCTTTACGATGGGGTTCGTGGTGGCTAGTTCCCAAGAGGGGAAGGTTGAAGGGTAAGTGAAAGACCTACCCTTCGGTTCTCTTTAGTTAATACCTCCCTTACCTATCACCACCTCTGAGTATTGTGAATACTTAGTGGTCGTAATCTCTACCACTCTGAGGTAAGAGTTACTTACGTTTAGTTCCTCTGAGTTCAGCAACTCAATAAGGTCTGCTAGTATCTGTGTCTCTGACTCACCACTAGAAAGTGGCTTCCAAGTAGTCACGCCGTCCTTTGCATCGTCGTAGTCATAGACTTCTAAGTGATACATTGTTCCTATGGTTCGTGCCATTACTCCACCTCCAATGCTTTGTAGGCTTTACGCCCTTCGCTCTCAGCTTCGTTGATAGCTATCGCCATTATATGTGCCGACCTGAAGGCATCTCGTAAGGCTATCCCTTCTGCGCCTGTGAAGATTAACATCACACCTGCAAGAGTCTCTTGGAATCGCTCGACTTCTTCAACTAAACAATCAGCACTTACAATTTTAATCTTAAAGTCTTTAGCAAGTCTTTCCTCTAGGTACTCATAGCTAGTTTCGTAATTAGCTACGTCGTAGGGTATCTTAACTTCTACTACTTGCTTAAAAGAACCTATGAACCCTTGAGTTTCGTTCTGTCTTTCGACTTCAGCCACCATTGATTCACGAAGACCTTTATATCTTTCGCCTTCCTCGAAGAATTCCTCCCAAGTAAAGGCGCAATTCTGCTTAACATACTCAGCTATGTAGTCCGACTCCTTCTTTGCTTTGGCTTTCTTCGCATCATCGCGTTCAGCCTTCGCCTTCGCTATGTCTTGTAGCTTGTCTGCTCTAACCAAGAAAGCTCGTAGCTTCTTCGGTGTTGCATAGTCTGTGCATCGTATGAGTTTACCGTCACACTCTAGTGTAAGGGAAGTTACATAGCTTCGCCAAGCTTCGGGGTCAGCGACGCAGTAGCTTTGAGTTATGTCAGCATACCCTTCCTTTGAGAAAACTCGGTAGTACCGATGGTTGCCGTCGGTATCGCGTTCATCGTCGTTGGGTGTAGTCCAACCGTCTATTACTAGCGTATCGTGAATGGCAGTAGCTATCGCTTCTACCCTGATTGTTTCTGATTGTGTCATTTGTTTATCTCCTTATGTTAGAGTTAGGGAAGTTTATTTCTCCCCTTAAAGTGTGAGAGCTAAGCTTAGCCTAGCCCTCGTTGTTTGTCAAGACATTTATCTTGAAAGTTTTATGTGAATTATAATGCCCCCTCTGTTTGAGACTCATCGCGGAGTGCGACTAACGCTTGAAGTACTGCGTTAGCCTTCATCATCTGTACACACTTCACCGATGCTGTATGGTCGGCTTCATATATACGGTTAATGTATCCTTGTGCTTCTGCTATTCTCTTGTCGAGGTTTTTATGCACCGACAATTTGCGGTCTGTATGGTGCATTATAATGCCCCCTCTGTATTGATGTTCATTAAGTAACCGTCTGTCTCGCAAACATCACAGCCGTTAAACAGCCCCCCCTCGTCCTCTAGCGACGCTAGATGAGTCTCATCGTCGAATAGTTTTTCGCACATATTACACCTAATTATATATGGCTCTGACCAACAACAATCTGATGAGTAAAGAATAGCGTTAGTAATATCCATTACACTACCCCCTCCTCTTTAATCGCCAAAAAGAGAATGACATCTGCTAACGCTTTGCCAATCGCTTCCACATCGTTGCTTAATTGGTTACATTCTTGGCAGAATTGCACCTCATTGTGCCCCGCTTCCGCGTTACTAATTAAATAGCCGTGGTCGCTACATTGCTCGCACTCATTATTAAGATTTTCATTCATTAGTTCAAATCTCCTACGGTGTACGCACCGTCCTTGACAAACGCTCTAGTCTCTTTGGTGCTTTCACCTAGAAACATATTGCGGTATCGTGCCGTTGTTACGCTGTACTCCCATGCGTTGTCTAGTTCTACTCGTCCGTCGTTGTGCTTAATAGCTATGACGGTGTTGTAGCTTTGGAAAATCTCCGATGTTGCCGTCGTGATTATGAATTGATTTGCAACTTTGTTACCGCCTCTGCTGTACATATTGCTTACCTTTAGTTTCTCTGCTAGTTTCATGTGTACCTCCGTACATTATTATTGTTAAGTGTGAGGGCTAAGAATAACCTAGCCCCCTTTAGTTGTCAAGACTTTTATCTTGTTTTTTTTTTTACTCGCCCCCCTCTGTAAAGTCCTGTAAGACCATTTGCAAATCTGCATCTATTGACTCTATCGGCGTTTGCGCGTCGATGTCCTCTAAAAATGCGACCAATAATCCCTCGCCCTTTATGTAAATTATTACCTCTTGTGCGTCAAAGGGTGTTAGTTCCTCTATTAAATTAGTTAGCTTTAATAGGGCAGAAGTGTAGTTTATAGTTGCCATTACAGTACCCCCAAATCTTCAGCTAGTACCTCTAATTCTTCAGCGACTAGCACCGCGTCCCTTCCTATGTTGTCTAGGAAAAACGCCTTCAGTCTTGGGTCGCTTAGCACTACTTCCGAGAAGTCTGCGCAGGTGCTACCCTCGAATATCGAGGCGATTAAGTTAATGTTATTCATGTGTCCTCCGTACATTGTTTTTTAGGTTATCCGTCATCGGGCATGGTTACCTATCTTCCATGCGACAATAGGGGCGGTGTTTGGTCTTTAGACCCTACTACACCACCCCTTGATTGTTTCTATTTATCACAATTTGATATCCCGCTAGAATCAACGCTTGTCGAGGGCGTCCGTTCTTAGCGGTTAGCTTTATGGTACACGGCATAGACCGAATCTCTGTACTAGAACTTAATCAGTCCTAAGGGTTCTAGCGTTATCGCTTCCCTCTACCCTAACCTTTTGGGGTCTGCTTGGTTTACCATGATGTTGTTCCTTATCCCTTCTACCCCTTTAGCGTCCTGTTCTAGTACAGGGTCGGCAATCACATTTCCGTCTTTACTTTATGGGTGCTTGGTTACAGCTTAGTTTCACTTATTCCTAGCGTCTCGTTTCTTCCTAATTGTTAATGACCTTCTGATTGTGAGGCTCACCCGATTGTGTGTGGTGGGTTACTTGTTGCCTCTTATTCCTCTAATCTACTTCTGCCGTGCTTACCTGTCAAGGTTTTATTATTGAAACTTAGGGTCTCATTTGTCAGGGGCACGGGTAGGCGCATGACTAGGAAATTGACCGTCTAATTGTTTCACGTGGAACATCGACAAGTAAGGCAGGAGTATTAAAGAGCTATGGGGGTGGGCTGTCCCTTCCTCATGCCCCAAGAATAGCACGGCGTGTCAAGGCAACAACCCCTAAAATCAAGGTATTTTAAATAGGGCATTATAATTCCAAATAGCTAGAATTAGCGCACTATAAACGCATAGCCTATCTCGCATACAATCGAGTACAACAGCGCACCTAAGTATAGGTAAACAAAGGGGTTACGACTGACGCCCCTAAGTCCTTTGTTTACAAGGGGTTATGACTGAATCTGCGTTCGTCCTTAATGTGGGTAGTCAATAGGGTTACCCGTAAAGACGATGAGAGGGTGCTTAAAATGGCTGTGCGTGGACGCTGTAAGTCTAGTGCCTGTAACGACTTAGGACGGCTGTATTTGGGATAGGATATTGCAAATCAGGGATAGAATATTGCAAATCAAACAGCCCTCAGAACCTAACGGTCATAAGTCGTTATGAGAGCAGGACTTACGCTCGCTCATAAACAGGGCATACATAGCCGTTCGATATGTCAAGAGGGTAGTTAATCGGGTAGGGGTGCTACGGACAGCACAGGACACCGCAGGCTATTCTCCGTCGATGCGTGCGTAAGTCTAGTGCCTGTAACGACTTACGACGGCTCTATAGTATGTTGCAAAGACAGGCGATACAGCAGGCGTACAGCAGGGCGAGGGTAGGTCTAGGAAGCCCCTAGCGATGCGTCGGTATAAGTCAAGGATAATAAAGGGATTTTATAGCCTCGCAGGCTCGCTAGGATGTTGCAAAGACCGCAGGCTCGTTAGGATATTGCAAAGCTAGGATGTTGCAAAGGAGTGCCGATAGGATGTTGCAAATAGCCCATGAGAGCAGGGGGGCTATGGGGGAACTCTGCGAGGCGGGGTCATATATATACCCGCTCGTATTTTTCTGTAATTTTTATGGACCCTCCATACCCTAGGTAAACAAAACAAAACCCTGTGGGAACCTACCTCCCAAGGTATTTCCCCGTGGAGTATTGCAGGGAGCGAGCATAACGCTCAGCTCATGGAGGGACTATTAGACCCAATATACTTCCTCATAATCCCATGATGGAGAGTAGGGTAGAGGGAAGGATTACTCTTAGGTTCTCTAGAGTACCTACTACTTATCTCCTTTCCTCCCCTAAAAGGGGAACTAAGGGGTGGTAGTTACTCTCTAGTATACTTAGAGGTATCTGTCTACCGCGCATATGGTCTAGCGTACCACAGAGATTTGTCTTTCTCTAGGGGTAAGGGTATAAATATTTTTCTACAACCAAGAGGTATTGTCTTTAGTATATCCGATAGCATTCGCCATAAAGCTTTCTAGTTCCTTATTTAGTCTTTCAGCCTTGTCTTCTTGCATCATCTCGTCTACGTCTTGTCCTACAGCTTCGACCCAATAGTGAGCTGCCATAGCCATCACCTCTAGCCTGTCATCGTGAGCTAATGCTCCTCTAGCTGTGGTGATTCTAGTGAGTTGATGGAAGAGTCTATACTGAGGAGCCTTCTCAGGAGGCAGGTGGCTAGTAGAGCTATAGTCGTTCTCTATGACCTCAGGAGATATAATGATTCTATGTTGATTCAGTAGCGGCTCTAGGGTCTCAATGATACGACGTTCCTTCTGAGTCGAGTGTCTTACCTCAGAGAGGGTGACAGGGTATATCTTCTTGAGGTATGGCGTGAGTAGTTCATTGAACATACCATCACCGAAGTTAGATTCCACCTGTATCTCTTTGACCTTATACTTCTTAGCTAGTTCTGCTAGAGCAGTCAGGGTTTCTGTCGAGTATCCACCTGCTACCCCTGAGCATTCATGGACATATAAGAAACCGTTGAGCATCGACATGATGCAGTAACCTGTCTCGTCACTACCACGCCCTGATGGGTCAATGGTCATCACCGTACCACGGTAGGGTATGAACTCACCGTCTACAGCTAGAGGCATATGGAAGTAATCACCACTAAATCCTACAGAGGTGAGGTTCTTCAATACCTTCTCAGGACTATTGGAGTGGATGACACGCTCAGGTGCTACCTCACGGTCTATGTCCATCACAATGAAGTCTTTGAGCTTGAGTGGATACCTATCAGCATCCGACAAGCTAGGGTCAAGCATGAATTGCAATGCAAAGCCTGAACGACCATAGGATAGCTCACGTTCCACAAGGTCATCCTCATCGAAACGCTTAGGGTCTACAGGTGTACCTTCGAGTGACGGGTCATCTGTAATCTTATCGAGGATATAAGGAGCCAAGTAAGAACCGTATGCTGCTACTTTATCCATCTTTGGGTATCTTCCTGTCCATACACGGGGGGTATAACCTCTATCAGGTAAGACTTTGTACAGAGACATCTCTGTTTGGTAAGTTCCTAGATACCTTATCTGTCCCTCAGGCTTGAGAATGGAGTCAAACTCCTTCACTAGGTTACCTAGCTTATCCCGCATACCCTGTGTTTCTGAATTATTTAGGGACTCCACATCGTCTGCCACAATCAGGTCGGCACGAGAACCTGTTAATTGTCCCGTTATACCGACAGCCTTGACAGATGGGGCGTGTGCAGCAGGTGCAGGTCCTACATCGAAGGCTATCTTGGAGTCACGTTGCTCAGGTCTAGCCTTTAGATGCTCAAGTATAGGCATCTCGTTGATGAGTCTCTGTGTGAAGGTAGAGAAGTCATCTGAACGGTTCTTAGATGCTGACACCACAAGGATGTTCAGGGATGGGTCTAAGAGGAGCCGCCAACAGACGTAGGCAGACGTGAGGTATGACTTACCTACACCACGGTACGCGAGAATAATCTGCCGCCGTGGACCATCCTGTAGATACTGTGCTATATCGTACTGTACAGGGGTAGGCTCAGGCAGACCTAGATGGTCCCACGCTAAATAGACAAAATTCCTAAAGTCTTTCAGCTCGTTAGGGATTTCCATTACGCTTCTTTAGCTTCTGTGAATGGGAGAGCCTTGACTAAATTCATCACAGGCTTACTCTCTTCCACTACTACAGTCACGTCGTTGTCTTTCAGAAACTTGATAGCCGCAGAGATGTCTCCCGTAGAGGCTTCGCCTGTGGCGATGCGCTCTAAGAGTTCTTTAGCTACGTCTTCGTGAAGTTTTGAAAGAAGGGACTTGAGATTGTCGTTACTCATTGTTATAATGCGAATGCTACGCCCCCGTAGTATAACATAAACCAAGAACAATATCTATGGGAATTACACCCGAAGAATTTAATAAGAATGTTGAGGACATGAGAGTAGAGATGAAACATCTCAAGTCTGAAGTCCGTAAGGCATATAATAAGTTATCCAAACAGCAGGCTACAGAGGCGTTGATACACGAAGCCGTAGAGGAGGCTCTGAAGGGCGTTAAGATTTCTTCCTCTGCTCCCCCAAAGAAGAAGGGAAAGCGAGCTAGAAGCTCTAAGAATACGCCTGAGGCGTGGCTGTGTCTTTCCGATTGGCAGGTCGGTAAAGTAACCGAGACCTACAACTCACAGATAGCGACTCGCCGCGTCCATCAGCTCACCAATCAGGCGGCTGACCTACTCCGTAAGGAGAAGCCTAAGGTCCTACATATCATCCTACAGGGTGACATGGTGGAAGGAGAGGCTATCTTCGCGGGGCAACCCTTCGAGATTGACGATGACCTGTGGACACAGGCGGTCAAGACCGTACCACAGCTAATTACTCATGTCATCACCAAACTATCCCCTCTCGTCCCTAAAATTAAAGTGGCGTGTGTTCATGGAAACCACGGTCGTTCAGGCTTTAAGGGAGGAGGGCATAGCCGAAAGACAAATTGGGATTTGGTATCTTACAATACTGCCAAACTTATGTGTCAGGTTGCAGGCGTTAAGAATATGGATTGGGACATCTCTGAGACTTGGTTCGTCAAACAGAAGGTAGCGGGTAACGGCATCGTCTGTGTACATGGAGACCAAATTTCAGGGGGTACACCCTTCAACGTAGGAGCTATCTTCAAGAAAGCTATGGGGTGGAAGCTACTTATCGAGGATTGGAAGTTTCTGAGCGTAGGACACTACCACACCCACGCATCAGGAGAGCTTAACAAGGACGCCTACTTCTTTCTCAGCGGAAGCACAGAGACAGATAACGAGTTTGCTCGTGAGAGACTAGCGCAGGGTGGTCTAGCTCTACAGCGATTGTGCTTCTTCAACCGTAAAGGACTTATCTCCGAACACCTACTCAAACTAAACTGATGCTAAAAGAATCATTTCCTATAATAACCAAAGAACAAGTCAAGGCACTTGTAGAACTAATACCTAAGGATTTACCTAACTTATCCGATACTGACCGAGAAGTATGGTATAATGTTGGGCGTCAGTCTGTAGTAGATTTATTTCTTGAAATCTATAAGATGCAGAATGAAACTATCTTCGATAAATAATATGTCAGCTTTCTCAACTTACCTTAAAGATTTCGGTACTAAGCACACTGCTAGTATTGTTTGGTTTACTCTAGGCGTTCTTCTAGGAACGTTTGTACTATAATGTGCATGGGTTCTGCCCCTAAGATGCCTGAGATTCCTGAGGCTCCTCCTGCTCCTAAGCCACCTGAGCCATTAGCGCGAAGAGTGGAGAATCCCGAAGCGGCAGGTACAGGTCAGTTCGGTAGACGCCGACGTGGTAAAGGCTCTTTAGTCATTCCGCGTAGAGGACTTAACATACCGAGTTAATGGTTGAAGTAGATATTGTAACCGCTGAGGCTTGGTATGAGAAGCAACAGGGGAACCGTTCACCATACCTAGACCGAGCGCGTGAGGCATCGAAGCTAACTATCCCTACCCTTGTAACTGAGGCGGGTGATAAATCTTCGGAATCACTGAAGACCCCTTATCAAAGCGTTGGTGCGCGAGGTGTTAATAACCTCAGCTCTGCGTTGCTGATGAGCTTGTTGCCACCTAACGCTCCCTTCTTCCGTCTAATGTTAGATGAGAAGGCAAAGGCTGAGATGGAAGGCATTGAAGAGGTAAAGACTGAAGTTTCTACCGCACTCTCTGAGATGGAACGTAATATCCATAAAGAGATTGAAGGTAATAACTTCAGAGTAGGGTTGTTTGAAGCCTTGAAGCATCTGATTGTTTCAGGTAATGTACTCCTACAAGTACCGAAGGAAGGACACATGAGAGTGTTCCACCTAGACCGTTTCGTTATTACACGAGACCCGATGGGGAATGTTCAGCGTATCGTCATAAAAGAAGATATTGCTAAAGAACAAGTCCCTGAAGAAGCGCAAACTTCAGAAACGCCCTCAGACGTTGATACCGTCAGCCTATATACCTCCATAACTACAACTGATTCTGAAAATGTCGAAGTGTATCAAGAGATTGGTGGTGTCCGTTTGGGGGGGTCTGAAGGTTCCTACCCTAAGGATAAGAGTCCATTCATGGCTCTGCGCCTTAATCGCATTGATGGTGAGGATTACGGTAGAGGATATGTAGAAGAGTACCTAGGGGATTTACAATCGCTTGAGGGCTTGACTCAATCCATTGTGGAAGGTTCAGCAGCAGCGGCAAAGCTTCTGTTCCTTGTAGCTCCTAACGGAACTACCCGAAAGTCCAAGATAGCCACAGCCGCTAACGGTGCTATCATTGACGGAAGCGCAGCAGATGTTACAGTGTTACAGACACAGAAACACGCAGACTTCCGCATAGCCTTTGAGACTATCAATCAGATTCAAGAACGATTGAATTATGCTTTCATGCTAACTGAAGCAGCTATCCGTAAAGCTGAACGAGTTACCGCAGAGGAAGTACGTCTAGTAACACAAGCTATCGAGCGTCAGCTTGGTGGTATCTATTCAGTTCTATCTCAGGAGTTCCAACTTCCCCTAGTGAAGATTGTCATGCAACGTATGCAGTCATCAGGGCGGCTACCTAAGATGCCTAAGAACATGGTTAAGCCTATGGTGGTTACAGGCATTGAGGCTCTTGGAAGAGGCAATGACTTGAACAAACTAGATAGTTTCGTTGCAGGCATCGGACAGATACTTGGACCTGAAGCTGTACAGCAGTTCGTTAATATGTCAGAGTACCTAGACCGCAGAGCGGCGGCACTTGGCATTGATACTAAAGGCTTAATCAAGTCACAGGAAGAGCTACAACAAGAAGCTCAACAAGCCCAACAGCAAGCAATGATGCAGCAGTTAGGTCCTAAAGCGATGGATGCAGTTACTGACTCCGCGCAACTCCAACAACAACAAAACCAAGCCCCTCCACAAGAGGGCGAATAAAAACATGGGTGAAACTCAATCAGTAGAAGTTCCTTTCGAGGAAACAGGCTCTTTAAGTCCTGAACAACAAGCTGCCGAAGCTCAAGCTGCCGAAGTTATTTCGGAAGTGGCTGAGACTGAAGCAGCGGCAGACCGTCCTGATTACCTTCCTGAGAAGTTCAATTCTCCTGAAGAGATGGCGGCAGCCTATAAGGAACTAGAAGGCAAGTTAGGTACTCCAACAGAGGAAGCCCCCGCGATTGAGGGGACCGTTAGTAATAATGATATGCAGTTCTACTCTGACCGCTTTGCTGAGAATGGTCAGCTAGAGGAATCAGACTATGCAGGTCTAGAAGCTAAGGGTATATCTAAAGACATGGTGGATAACTACATTGCAGGGCAGCAGGCAATGATTACCCAACACACACAGACTGTATTCAGTCAAGTCGGAGGCGAAGAGCAATACACAGCTATGACTCAATGGGCTTCCGAAACATTCTCCGCTGAAGAGGTTGCCGTGTTCGATGCGGCTGTTAATTCAGGAGATATGAACCAAACAATGAGTGCGGTAAAGGGCTTACAAGCTCGTCACCAAATGGAGAACGGCACTCAACCAAACCTAATGCAGGGTAAGACAGGCGGCTCAGGAGTCGTAGCTTATTCCTCTCTAGCAGAAATGAAGAGAGACATGGCTAATCCTAAGTACGCTCAAGACTCTGCATTCCGCGAGACTGTAAAACGCAAGCTCGCAAACTCAAACATCATGTAAGTGATGTTGCAGAACTAAGTGTAAGTGTTTAGCCCTTTACGAAGGATAACTCTACAACCTAAGCAGTGTTCTATTTCTAACTAATTTTTCTTTTAACGACATAACCCACAGGAGTTTTAAATGTCATTACCACTATCACGCTTGGGTGATGCAGCAGGAGATGGGACGAATACAAACGCCCTATTCTTGAAGCAATTCTCAGGAGAAGTCATTACAGCGTTCGAAACATCGAACATAATGATGCCTCTACACACAGTCCGTACTATCTCACAAGGTAAGTCGGCACAATTCCCCGTCATCGGTACTACTAACGCGCAGTACCACACCCCTGGAAATTCTCTTATCGAGGCTACCCCTGCGGGCGGCGAGTTTGAAGACTTTAAGCACAACGAGCGTCTAATCCACATTGATGATTTGCTTGTCTCAACTGCCTTTATTGACAGTTTAGATGAGGCTAAGAATCACTATGATTACCGTTCAGAGTACAGTCGCAAGATGGGCTATGCTCTATCTAAACGCGCTGACGAACATCTACTATCAGTAATTGCAGAAGCTTCCCAAGCGGGAGAAACTGCTCCGCAAGCTGCGGGTGGTGGTACTATTGAAATCGGCACACACGCTACAGGTGTAGCAGATAGTGCTATTACATCAGCAGCGTTGGTTTCAGCTCTGTTCGAAGCGGCTTCAAAAATGGATATCGCAGGTATCCCTGATGAAGACCGTTATATTGTAATGAACCCTACATTATACTACAACCTAATCAGTAATGGTTCAGTAGGATTTGACATCACTACTACTGTTGCTAACTCCGACATCGGCGGCTCAGGCTTCGGTTCAGGTAAGGTTCCAATGATTGCAGGTTTTGAAATCTACAAGACTGCTCACTTACCAACTGTGGACCAAGCAGACGGCGCAGCTACAATCTATGCAGGTGCTAACAACGATTACACCACTAATGCAGCAACTGCAAAGCTTAAAGGTGTAATATTCCATAAGTCAGCCGTTGGAACTGTAAAGCTTCGTGACTTGTCAATGGAAGCTGAATACCAAATCGAGAGACAAGGTACGCTGATGGTAGCTAAGTATGCTATGGGTCACGGAATGCTCCGTCCTGAAGCTGCTTACTCACTTGTAAACGCTACTTAATACTAGCTATTATTTTTGGGGGGTATCTTTTGATGCCCCTCATTCCTACACTAAACTATGACTTTACTAAAGACAGTAATGAAAAGAGACCACGAAGGTGTTCTCCGTAAGAGAGCTGAGTATTGGCGCATACCTTCAGGCATTGAGGTAGGCGAGTCCACACAGACGTATGACACAATAGACGCTAAAGCTGTGTTCTTCTTCTCTAACGCTGCGTTAGAAGTGCGTATACCTTCCGTCAATCCTGACGGTTCTACTAGCGAGGTAACTCACTTGAGCGCAGAAGTGCCCTCCTCAAAAGGAGTCATGGTAGACTCTAAAGCTAACACAGTAGGACATATCACAAGCAATGCAATGCCCCCATTCTTCCGCTTAAAAGTATCAGGCGCAACTACTAACTCGTTAGGTGCTGTATACATAACTTTCTAATATGACCAATCCCGTATTCAATACCGAGCTTAACGCTGTAAACACTATCCTATCATCTATAGGAGAACTTCCAACAACACAGATAATACTAGACGCGGGTAGCTCAAGTGATGTGGTATTAGCGAAGCAGGTATTAGATGAGGTTGTAAAGGCAACGCAGACGGATGATTGGCACTTTAATGAGGTATTTGGTATTGGACTACAAACCGACGATGCTACTTCTTTACTAAATTGGGTTACAGCTTCTACCTACATACTTGCAAGAGAGGATGTAATATCAGTAGCTTGTAGGGGGAGGCTCCTAACTCTTAGAAGTTCCTCCACTTCTCGCATAGTCTATGACTTAGAGAGAAGTACAGGAACTTTTCCTGAAGCGGATAAACCCGCAAGCTCACAGCTCTCATTACGCTACTACCTAGAGTTCTTCGGTATACCTGAAGCTGTAAAGCGTTACATAACAATTAAGGCTTCCCGAATCTTCCAAGACCGTATGGTTGGAAGTCAAGAGCATCACGCATTCTCTAAAGAGGATGAAGTAGAAGCCCTCAAGATAGCAAGGGATGCTGACCTACTTGCAAGGACCACAGCAGCAGATGACACCACTACTACCTCAACATCCTTAACAGAGGGAGTCAGTGCCGTACTTATGGCGATGGGAGAGAGTCCAACGACTCTCCGTGAGATTAACTACAACGCCTCGAAAGAGATTGTAATAGCTAAGAAGATACTTAATGAAGTGAACCGAGAGGTGCTAAGCCGTGGGTGGATGTTGAATACATCATATAAAACACTCACAGCCTCAACTACAATCGGTGTCGAAGTAGACACAATGCGTGTCTCCGTGAAGGGGCGTAACTTAGGTGTCCGTGATGATGTGGAGACTACAGGTACTTCAGCTCCTTACCTTATAGACTTAGACACAAACTCTTCTACGGGGTTCGGAACAACGTCCCTACAGGCTAAGGTAATTCAACACCTCAGCTTTAGTGAGACATCGGAACCGATGCGTAACTATGTAAAGATACGCGCTGCTCGTATTGCTTCTGAGCGTACAGGCACACTAGCGAGTAGGGATGACTTAGGTACACAGATAGCCCCTAACTCTGCGGTGTCTCCTGAGATACCTAAGGATGAAGCACAGGCTCTTAAAGACTTGCAACTACATGACGCAGAGATGCGCAGAGTTGCTGTGGTTACTACATCTACAGTAACATCTACAGAGCTAGAATTTGTAAACCGCATACTAGCTGAGTGGGACGAGATGCCCGCTACTCAACAGATGCTAGACTTCGGAGTAGATAAGGTAGTACTAGAAGCTCAAGAACTACTACTAGCCACGAGCAAAGAAGTGCAGTCGCACGGTTGGCATGATAATACGAGATATGGCGTCACTATCCCCCTAAATGCGGATGGTACTTCCTTATATGTAGGCAACGATGTAGTAGCTGTATCAGCTCGGGGGTTTAACCTTGCAGTTGAGTATGACGAGTCAGTATCTACACAACGCCTTCGCAATAGAGATACAAATTCTTCTAAATTCTCTCTCCCGATGTTAGGTGCTGTATTCACCTCTATCTACGCACTGAGCGACTTAGGGATGCCTCTAAGGACTTACATCAAAGAAAGAGCTTTAACAAAAGCCCGTACTCTTAAAGATACTCCTGAACAACAGCAGAGGGTAGAAAGTGAGAAAGCCTCTGAAGAGGATAAAGCCTTGCAGGTTCTCTTGGCATACGAGAAGAGACAGAAGGCTGCGATGGCTACCACTACAGACGAGGATGCACAGTCATCCACACTAGAGTCCGTGAACAAGCTATTAAGGTCTATACAGAAGCAACCTATCTCTAAGGTAGTGTTTGACTCAGGCACAGACGCAGCAGCTAGGGAGGCTGAAGATACTCTAATGTCTACCTCCCGTGAGGTTCAGGCTAGAGGTTGGCACTTCAACACAGACTCTAAGGTTTCCTTCCCGTTATCTACAGGCGTAGGTGCGCAGGGTATGATTTCTTGTGAAGATGATGTAGACTCAGGTGACCAACTATGGATTACTGATGCAAATGGATTTCAATGGAAGTTTACATTTACAGCGACCACTAGCCACACTACAGGAGATAGCACTCCCTCGGACGGAGGCTCAAGCTACATTAGTATCCTAGATGGTACTATAGCTGATGAAGGTGCTAGAGTTAATTTCACAACTGCTGACCAATTTGCCGAGCAGGTTGTTATAGGCATCAACCTCGCTAACACTCACGCCACGTCTGATTGGAAAGTTACGGCTGCGCAGGTAAAACAGACAGGCTCTAGTTATTATGCGGCAGGGATTATCGAATTAGATGAGTATCCAACGAACCACCCTGATTACATGGTGGACAGTTCAGAAGTAACACCGTTTGACCAACACGTTAGGCATCTGAAGAATGTATTAGTTACGCAAGATGTCGTAGGGGCATCAGGTAATGGTAATCTAATTAACATGGAGTATCAGTCTACTAGCGGCTCTGCAGGAATCCCTGCTGGACAACTAACCACATATCCTTTCGGAGAGAACGGAATGCGTGTAGGCAGAGATGCCAACAACATCGTACTCTCAGATAAAACCATCGTAAGCGTGAACGTAAGTGGCAGTGACTACACGATACGCCACAACCCTGAATCAGGGGAGCGCAGCCTCTATGATAAAGAGAATAATACTTTTGTATTCTCTTCAGCTCTAAGTGAAACAGCTACCGTCGTATATCTCTTCAAGTTCGATGAGGTCCCTGAAGCCGCGAAGCGGTACATAACCATACGAGCAACGCGGGTATTCCAAGACTATATGCTAGACTCTGTACCGAAGCATCGCTACTCTAAAGAAGATGAGATGCGAGCTTTACTAGAGCTAAAGGATAGTGAAGAGATTTCAGACCCACAATCTATCTTCGATAGCACAACAACCTTCAACATTATTAAGCGAGGCTCCGTACTCTAATGGGGCTGATTAACACCGCTGCTTCTAACCTACTAGGTGGAGTATCGCAGCAGTCTAAGTCCTTACGAGGAGGTAACAACTGTGAAGAGCAGGTGAACGCATACCCTTCTCCTGTAGAGGGGCTTATGAAACGTCATGGTACTGAGTTTATGACGCAGCGGCTGTTCAATACAGCAACAGGAAACTACTATACCGCAGGACTGAACATAGACACTTCTACACATACCATCAACCGTGATGTATCAGAGAGGTACTTAGTTACTATACGAGGCTCAGGTAATGCTATCAGTGTTTGGGATTTAGAGAACAACGAAGAGAAGACTGTGTACTACGACACGGATGCTGTGAGTTACTTAGCAGCTACGGACCCTACTACAGCATTCAAGTTCACCACAGCGGGTGATGTTACTTACATAGCTAATACTGAGGTTACTCCGCTGATGAGTACCACAGTGACGGACGCCACGCAACCTACAGGCTTCATACACGTCAGGCAGGGAGCGCTTGATACTACCTACTATGTCTCTGTAAATGGAGAAGAGTTCTCGCATACTGTTCCCTCAACAGGAGCTACCGTAACACACACTACAGTGATAGCGGAGGGCATTATAGATGCTTTACAGGCATCTGTTGTATCAGATTCAGCTACCATCACACTAGGCGCGGGGGGAGATTTAGGGTCAGACCCATCACGCTTCACTATTACAGTTCCTGTAGGAAGTAACGGGGGATTTGGAACAGTAGGGCAAGTTGTAGAGTGGACTTCGTACATCCCGTGGGACACTTTCGCATACTCGACCAACCCTAACGGATACACAGGACGGACAAACATTGTAAAGGGGGATAAGTTTAAGATTGACGCTATAGATACGTCAAGCGGTGTAAATAAGATTAAACTATCCCTGTTATCAGGTACTCTGATGTATCACAATCAAAACGACTATAGGGATGGCTCAGGAACTGAAACACTAACGTGCGAGACCCATGCTAACACAAACCTTGACGATTATAGTTTTAATAGAGAACATTCAACTATCTTAGTGACAGACTCAGGGGATGGTAATTTCATCTTAGAATCACGGGACACAGTAGGAGACACATACTTAAAAGCCTTTAAGGAGGAGACTCAGTACTTCTCAGACTTACCTGCTTCATGTGTAAACGGAATGAAGTTGCGTATTATAGGC